CGAAGATTACTCGTAATATATAATACAGGGTGTTTCTCTTGTGGGTAACACCCTATTATTATATCTAGTGAATTATAATGGAGAATTATGGAAGTTAATGTGCCTGTAGAGGAACTAAGAGAAAATAAAATAATGGTTTGTACACCAATGTATGGTGGTATGTGTTCTGGAATGTATTCTAAAGCATGTGCTGACCTTGCTACATTGTCTACAAAATATCAAATGGATTTAAAGTTCTTTTATCTTTTCAACGAATCGCTTATTCCTAGAGCAAGAAATTATTTGGTTGATGAGTTTATGAGAAGTCATTATACACATTTGATGTTCATTGATGCTGATATACATTTTGACCCGAATGATGTATTAACACTTGCTGCTCTTGATAAAGATATTATCGGTGGCCCATATCCAAAAAAGTGTATAGCATGGGAAAAAGTTAGAAATGCTGTAGATACTGGATTAGCGGATGATGACCCAACTATACTTGAAAAATATACAGGGGATTATGTTTTTAATCCTGTGGAAAATACACACAAAATACAAATATCTGAACCAGTTGATACTTTAGAAATTGGTACAGGATTTATGATGATTAAGAAACAAGTATTTTTAGATTTCAAGGAAGCATATCCACAATTTAGTTATAAACCAGATCACAATCGCTCTGAACATTTCAAGGGTGATAGGAACATTCATGCTTATTTTGATACTGTAATTGATTCAGAAGCATATCTTGGTAGTATAGCTGGTGGTAGTGACAGATATCTTTCAGAAGATTATTTCTTCTGTCAATTTGCTCGAAAATTGGGATATCAAATTTTCTTATGCCCGTGGATGGAGCTAGGCCATATGGGTTCTTATGTCTTTTCTGGTTCTATGGCAAGTCTAGCAAATTTAGAATTCGCATCACATGGAGCAGACCCATCTAAAGTAAGTAGTCATGAAAAAAGAAAACGAAACAAAACTAGAAACAAGAAAAAGAAAAAGTGATGTTGATTATGTATTCGATGAGGGTAAATATTTAAGTGAAATATGGGATTCAATAGATAAAACCTATACTTCCCATTATGCCCAAAACAAAATACAATCAACAGAATTTATTTCCGATGCTGGCCACGGTGAAGGTTTTTGTATCGGCAATATAATTAAATACGCTCAGCGTTATGGTAAGAAGGGTGGATTTAATAGAAACGACTTGACAAAAGTCGCTCATTATGTTATTATTATGTTATACTTACATGATAATCATTATAAACGTGAAACTCAAGGAGAACACAATGAAGTTAAGTGAAAGTACAGTATCGTTCCTAAAGAACTATGCTAATATCAATCAAAGTTTAGAATTTCGTGAGGGTAGCACTCTCAGGACTGTATCACCTCTAAACACAATTCTGGCCTCAGTAGAAATTAGTGAGGACTTCCCAAAGACATTTCCAATTTACGAATTGAATCGTTTTCTTGGAACTCTGTCTTTATTCAAAGACCCCGAATTAGATTTTTCGGAAAGTAGTGTATCCATAAAAGATGGAAATCACGAATCCACATATCATTATTGTGGAAGTAGTTCGATGTTCCAAACTCCACCAGAAAAAGAAATAGACTTTCCAGATGCGGAAGTTTCTTTTGAATTGTCTGAGGATGTTTTCAAGAAGACCATCAATGCTGCTAATACTCTTGGATTACCAGAAGTTGTTGTTCAAGGTGATGGTAAAGAAATCCGTATTCTTGTAGCGGATACTGGAAATACAACATCAGATTCATTTTCAACTGTTGTTGGTGCTACAGATAAGACTTTCCGTATGATATTCAAGATGGAAAATCTTAATAAATTGATGGAAGGCACTTATGATGTTCGCCTTTCTTCTAAACGAATATCACATTTCAAAAGACAAGCTGATACCCTAAACTATTGGATTGCTCTTGAAGCGAACTCAACTTATGATGAATAATTTGAATATAATCTATATTATGAAAGTGAAATATTATGAAAGATTCCTTACTATGGGTGGAAAAATTTCGCCCTCCTACAATCTCAGAGTGTATACTATCTGATAACATCAAGGGAACTCTATCTGATTTAACTAAAGATGGAAAAGTTCCCAATCTATTGCTCTCTGGTTCAGCAGGAGTTGGTAAAACAACTGTTGCTAGAGCACTATGTGAGCAAACCAATTCTGATTATATAATCATTAATGGTTCGGATGAGGGTAGAATGATAGATACTCTCAGAACTAAAATGACACAATTTTGTTCCACCATTTCTTTATCTGGTGGTTCTAGGAAAGTTGTCATTATTGATGAGGCAGACTACTCAAATCCCGATTCTGTTCAACCAGCAATGAGGGGATTCATTGAGAAGTTTGCTGAGAATTGTTCCTTTATCTTTACTTGTAATTACAAGAATCGTATAATTGAACCGATACATTCCCGATGTGCGGTTGTTGATTTTGTTCTTGGAAAAGATGAAAAACCAGAGATAGCATCTAAGTTCATGGAAAGATGTAAGCACATTCTCGATTCTGAAAATATAGAGTATGATGAGAGAGTTGTAGCAGAACTTATCAACAAACACTTTCCTGACTTTCGGAGAGTGATTAACGAACTCCAAAGATACTCTACTTCTGGAAATATTGATTCTGGTATTCTAGCAAATATCGGTGAATTGAATTTGAATCAATTGGTATCTTCTTTGAGAGAAAAGAATTTCCAGAACATGAGAAAATGGGTTGCTACTAATGTAGACAATGACCCCGCTACTGTTTATCGTAAAATCTACGACAAACTATATGAAGTACTGGAAAAATCTTCCATTCCACAAGCAGTATTGATTATTGCTAATTATCAATACAAATCCGCTTTCGTAGCAGACCAAGAGATTAACTTGGTTGCATGCCTGATTGAATTGATGGCGGAATGTGAATTTGTATGAATCCCTTTGACTTCATAAACCAAATCAATCATGGTAAGAAAAATCTGATTGATGAAACACCAACATTAGAGAAGGATTATAACTCTTTTATCATAAATCGTGGACTAAGTTTTAATCACGATACCGCTCTGTATGCTAATGAAATGAATGTTCAGAGCCACCTAGATCCTAAGCTTCAATTCGACTTTTTACTAAATATAGTAAGACCCAAAAAGAGATGGGGCAAATGGATTAAACGCGAAAATAATGATACTCTTGAATTGATTAAGAAGTATTATAGTTGTAGTTATGAAAAAGCAAGAGACTACTCTACATTGCTGAATGACTCTCAACTAGACATTATTCGACAAAATATTGAATTAGGTGGTTTGAAAGGAACAAAATGAGCGAAACTATCATCCAAGCGATGATTGAAGTGAAGTTAAAAGAACCCGATGACTTTCTCAAAGTAAGAGAAACCCTCACCAGAATCGGAATTGCATCACGCAAAGAAAAAACATTATTTCAGTCTTGTCATATTCTTCACAAACAAGGAAGATATTACATAGTACATTTTAAAGAATTATTTGCATTAGACGGAAAGACATCCAATTTTTCAGAAAATGATGAAGCACGAAGAAATACAGTTGCTAATCTGCTTTCTGAATGGGAATTAATCACTTTGGTCGAAGCAGATAAATCAGCAGAACCTACAGTTCCATTGAGTCAACTAAAGATTCTTTCTTTCAAAGAGAAGGATGAATGGGAGTTGACACCAAAATATAATATAGGAAATAAAAAGGAAGCTGATGACGAGAATGTCGAGTGAATTATATTTCTATAAAACAAATTCAGAAGTAAATGAACCAATTCGGGCTACCGAAGGTTCTGCTTGTTTTGACATATGTTCTTTTTTACCAGAAGATTCGCTGGTAAGAGTATTCATAAATCATCACGATCAAGATATAGAAATAAGAGAAAGAAAAGTAGTAAAAGGAAGGGTTCAAATTAACCCTACAGAACGAATGTTAGTTCCTACTGGATTGATTTTTGATATTCCAGCAGGACATTCGGTTCGTTTGTATCCAAGATCTAGCCTTGCTTTAAAACAAGGCCTGACTCTTGCTAATAACGTGGGCATTATCGATTCCGATTATGTCGAACCAGTTTATATGATGGTTTATAACATAAGTGGATATCAACAATTTGTATCCGATGGAATCCGAATGTGTCAGGCAGAAATGGTAAAAGAATTTCTACACGTTATTATGGAAAGTGATATTCGCCCAGAGCGAAAAACTGATAGAGATGGAGGATTCGGTTCAACTGGAAAGGAATAACCTTGTCTCAGATTCTACACAAATGGACACTCGCTACTGTTCAAGTTATTTACTATTTACCCGATTATACAGATTTAGTTAACGAATTCGTTTGGCAAACAGAAGACCAAATACCCAAATTTCCTCGCATCACCAAATTTTTAGATTATTGGGATAAGAATATCGATGGTTCAATTAAAGAAGCATATATTTACGATCAAGGTCACAACGAGCTTAGAGTGGTAGATAGAAGATATAAAATAAACTAGGCCAAAGAAAAGACTTGACAACCCTGTCATTATTTGTTATAATTATAGGTGAAGGTGAGGGATTGACCCTTTCCGTTTTTCAATTTAATTGAGATTATATTATGATTACTAAAGAAGTAGTAGAAAGATTGTCTAGCGACACCAAAGAACTTTTTGATTTTTACGATAAAAAAGGTTTGAGAAAGTCTGATAAACAGAAATCAGAAGATATTTCTGGACTACTTGAAACTGCTATGGAAGACCTTATTGAAGGTGCTGTTGCTCCAAAAGTAGATAGTGAACCTGACATTCGCTTGAATGGAAATCCTGTAGAAATTAAAACTTCATCTGGTGAAACGTGGCGAGGTGGTGCTTACTCCAAAAGGGGTGGTCACTTTATTTTTGTTACTTGGAATTTGAATGGTGATAATGTTCCTTCCTTTTTCATTTCTGGAATAGACCTTGTTGAATCCGATTGGAAAATGAGTAATTCAGATAATTACTACGCTACAACTTATGGAAAAAAAGAACTCCATAACAATAAAGATAAAGTTATTTTTTATCATGGTTCTCTTGAAAGTTATGCTAGAGGGAAACAGACTTGTATTAAGGTTCATTTGAATGAAGTTTGATTTTGAAGTAATAGAAATCGATAAAACTCTAGCGACAAAGTTTGTTCAAAAATATCATTACTCACCAGTAATGCCCGCTATAACAAAGCACTATCTTGGTTTTTTTCTGGATGGTGATTTGAAGGGAGCTTTGACATTGGGCTGGGGAACTAAACCAAGACACACTTTCAATAAGATGTTTCCAAATGTTGGAATTTTGGAAAAAAAAGATGAAAAATTTGTACATGATATAAACGATTGGTACTATGAAATTGGAAAGATGTGTTTGTCTACAGAACTTAACGATAATAAAGGTGCTGGTAGTCAAATGGTTTCTGCTACTATCAAGTGGTTAAAGAATAATACAAAATGTCAATACCTATATACGATGGCTGATGGAATTATGGGTAAGTGTGGTTTTGTATATCAAGCATCAAACTTCTATTATGGAGAAAAATACTTTACCTCAGTATACTTGATGGAAAATGGAGAAAAATTACATCCACGAACATCAAAAGATTTATGTACAGAAAATGCTAAATTTTCTGGTAAAGAAAAAGTATTCTGGATGACTACTGATTTTATGATTCACAAAGGAATTAGAAGAATTGATGGTTTGATGTTTCGCTATCTTTATCCATTGAATAAA